ATTTTGTAATTATCTTCTAATAACGAATGTCACTACACATTCACAAGCTGTAGATGATCCACCATTAGTAATCATTTCAATAGTGCCATCTTCTTCAACTCTACGTTCAGCAGTCGGTTCGGATGTATCTACATCACCTGCCGCAGAACCAGATTGAGTAACTGTAATTGCAGAGCCAGTCATAGCTGTTCCGCCAATTTCCCAAGTCAAAGCTGCGTTAGCAGTTGATATTGCATTTTTAATAGATGTTATAATTTTTATAACATCTCCGCCATCAGGCACAGGTACAAAAGTTGAACCTGCTGTACTGATGTCAGTTATTTTTGCAGTTAAAAAATAGTCGTTTAATGTTCTCATTGTTTTTTCCTTTATTTGCTTCGTTCCGCCTTAAAGACTTCAAAGACCAAACAAAATTGTTGTTGTTAAATGAACAAGGCGGATTGCTCCGCCTTATCCTATCCTGTTATGGATTATGATGTTGTTAAATCAAAAACTCCACCTGAAGCAGCTTCGTTTCTAGCTTCAAGCGTATATTCCGCTAATAGGAATTGTTTTGATGCGTCACCAGTTTTTGCAAGATCTTCCAGTTGGAAGTCTCTCAAGAAAGCAAGAGCCCACATATCAGGTGTGATAATGTGAACCGATCTAGCTGGAGAGAATCTGTTTGGTGCTACGGTTAATGCTCCGAAATCACTTTCGTAAATTTCTACAGCCGCAACCAATCTTTTATTCTCTGCTGGATCGAATCTTGTAGATCCGCCAGTAAAGCCAGAAAGTTTCTGCTTATTGAAAGAGCCGCACATAACCATAGTGGGATCTCCACCAGCGTCCCAAACCAGTTTTAAAGCTGCTTTGAGTTGTGCTTCTGTGAAAGCTCTTTGCGTACCATTCGTTCTAGCGTCTGATCCATCACCAGTTGGTGAAGATGGACTACCAGCAGATGACATAACGTCATTTGTAGCAATCCAGGACTCTATTCCGCCTAGTTCTCTTGCAGTTGTGTCGTTACCTGCAACTTTAGCGTTGTTAGCGCAAAGTGAAGTTTCCATATCTCTTTTAATCTCTTTTGAAGCTTTTGAGATTTGGTAAGCCAGTTCGTTGTTACGACCAGCTTTATTCACTGCGTCTACTGTGCCTGTAACTATTACAGATTTAGTTGAAATCTGAGAATAGTTTCCAAGCCTTGTTGTAGCCGATGGTGCAGAGAAAGTTACTTCGTTACCTTCAATTGCTGCATTTGTTCCTGAAGCAGCAGCTAATGAATCTTTTTGCCATTCATGGTTTGTCATAGACGCTTTCGCTTTAGCGATTGCCGACATGAAAGGCGTATCAGTAGGACTGATATTATAGATTACATTAGAAAGATCTTCTCTTTCTCCAACAGCATCATAGGTACTATATGTTCCACTTACTTGTGCCATATTATTTGTCTCCTAAGTTATTGTTGTTTGTTGTTAATCATGTCTAAAAAAATACTGGTTGCATCATTGATGTTTCCAGTCTTTTTTAAACGACCTAACTTTTCCTTTCGCTTAGTGAGATTGAGTTCGTTTTTGTCCTTTTTCACTCCTGATGAAAAAACTTTGCCAGGTTTAGTAATCTTTTTTGCTAGATTCGGTTTTGAATTTTGCATACTTCGATACTTCATGGCATCGTTCACCAACATAATTATTCTATGGTCATATACTTGTGAAATTTCATGGTCATTAAAACCATAATTAGTCAAAGTAGTTTTCATAGAAGATTTTAATTTACTAGCTTTATCAGGATCAGAAAATTCTGGCATTTTTGATGTCAGTTTTTTTCTTTGATCGTCTAAAAAACTTTCAAATTGTTTATTCTGCTCAGATTGCGTTTTAGCCATAGCTGAATTAAGCTTTTCTTGCTTTCGTCTTAGTCTATGTTCAATCCTTGCAGCTTCAGTTGGATCTTCTTCATACAACTTTTCTAAATCTACAGAATTTTCTTCTGTGTTTAGCTGTTGCTGGGCAACGGACATTAACTGATTCAACTCATTAAGTTTTGAGGAATAGTCTTGCCTTTGTTTTTCAGACTCAGACATAAATTGTTTCTTTTCATAAGAAAGTTCTTCAGTCTTTCGTCTGTAGTCTGCATCTCTTGAGTAACCATTTTTTAATTCTTCTAAGGTGACATCGAATTCTTGACCTGCAACTTTGACCTTGTGGGTGGAATCCTGTTCTTGTGGAATCTCATTTGTTTGTTCTTGAGATACTTCTTCGGAAGCTTCCTCTTTCGATTCTTCTTCCTTTATTTCCTGGACCTCCGGTTGTTCCTCTGTTGAGGATTCCTCTTTTTGTGGTTCAGGGGAATTCTGTTTTTCTTGTACTTCCTGTTTTTGTTCTTTTTCAGGGATGTCTGTTGTATCAGTTTTTTTTTCTTCTGCAACTGGATTCAACAAACCTGTAATTGATTTTGCAGCTTTTTGCAAATCAGTTTCAGCTCCCTTCGTTGGGTTGGCTTGATTGTCTGACATTGTTTTTCCTTGTTAGTTAAGTTCCTCTTGTGAGGTTGACTTATCCTAAACTTACTTGTTTAGAATTTTTTAATTTTGTTGTAAACATATTGTAAATGCCGACTTAGCTCATTTGGTAGAGCAGCCGATTTGTAATCGGCAGGTGGTCTGTTCGAATCAGACAGTCGGCACCATTAAAACTTCTGTTCCTTAATAGGGTTTCTAAAATCCTCTAATTGTTTATTAGCAAGTTTTCCTGTGTCCAGTATTTCCTGGATATGCTGTTCAACTTTTCCTACAATATTATAGGCCAGCCAAAGTTTTTCCCTAGTTTCAGTTTCCTTTGCACCGGTATTTAATAAACTTTCATTGTAAAGATGTTTTAGTTTGCTTAACGATTCTTTAAATAAAGGATTGTCTAAAAGTTGTTTAGCCTTGTTCGACTGGCTTACTTCCTGCTGGAGCCTCTGTTGTTCGTCTTTGTTCATTTAAACTATTAATCTGTTGTTCTAGTGCGTTAGATGATTTTTGAGCTGCTAAAAAAGTTTTATTTCTATTTCCTGTTACCAATTTATCCAGATCGGCATCCGCTTTCATTTTAGCCATGTCAATCTGAGTATTGTATTTCAGTTCCATATCCTTAATTTTAATTTCAAAACCAAGAATAGCCTCTGCTGTTTCAGCTCTAATTTTCTTATTCTCCAGTTCCAGCTCTGTAAGTTTTCGTTTTTCTTCACTTGCAATTCTGGTAAATTCTATTTTTTCAATTGGCGTTAGCGGTGCAGGCGGTTTAGGCTGTACCATTTGTTTGCCTACATCAGGATTAACAAAGTAATTTTCTACATTTTTCAATCCAGCGTTCTCTATCATTTTAGATAAAGTATTATAAATATTTTTTAAGGAAACCATTGGATATTCCTGTCCACCCTGTAGATTGAAGGCTTGAACCTGTCTTTCCAGAATATTATTTAAAATAACTAACTGTTGTTCTTTTGAACCTGATCCTAAACCAACTATAATTGTAATATTATATCTGTCCTTCCATTCTGTCGGTCTAACCGGTACAAACTGGTTGTTCAGTTCTACAATTCTTTCCTTGTCCTGATATTTAACCGTCAGTTCAAATATTTTTCTAAATAAATCCTTAACTCCAGTTTCAGAAAATATTCTGGCAATTAATTCCATACGCATTTGTGTTTGCGTCATTAAGGTATTAATTCCTGTAGCAGTTTTATTTAAACTGTCTGCATCCAGACCTTGTGCGTATCTAGTTACGCCAGTTCTAGTTTCCCTAACTGTATCCAGGTATTCTAATAATGGAAATGCCTGTTGTGAAATCGTTTGCGATTGCATCGGCATCATAACTTGTTGAGGCGGCTGCTTAGTTCTAACCACTCCACCAGGCCTTGATGTTAAAAGATCGTCCAGGTTGACCATACCATCCATGATGGCAACCCTGTTATTGTTTGTTAGATACATATTATCCAACAACTGTCTCATAACAGTTGATTTAACCAGTTGAATATCTTCAACCAGTTCCGCAACTGATCTGCCATAAAATCTGTGAGGCATTGGAATAGGCGTTAATGAACAGAAAGGATTATTGTCTACTGTTTCATTGGATAGAATTGTATTTGCAGAACCACCTGCTACACAAACTTTTCTAAGTTCCGCTATGCCATCGCCATCGTAATCCAGCTTGATATAACATTCATAAATTTGTATTTGTTCGGTAGATTTGTCCGTTGAATGTTTGAAAGGATTTTCATCTATATCGCCAAACCTTGTAAGCTTTTCCGTACTGTGTAATACATTCTGTGTTGCCGGCAAAGAGTCCACCACTTCAGGATCAAAACCCATTTCAATAAGTTCGGACCTTGTTCTTGCCACCTGGTGAGCCACAAAGTTTGCATCCTCAATGGATTTAGAGCTTCTTGAAATTAAAAATTCTTCAGGCGGTACATTTTCTATTTTGACCCCACCAAATTCATTAGTTCTTTTGATAATGCAGTTATGTAGCATTGGAACAGGCGTTTCAATTTCCTGCCCTTGAGCTTCCGCCAATTCTTTAACTTCCTGCAACTGCTTTTGAGCCTTTTCATCAATAAATTCCTCCTGGCTGACAACTTCAACATTGTCATCATTTAATAATAATTGATAATCCTCTTCGCTTAAATTCTTATAAGTTTCCTGTTCGGTCCTAACCGACTCATCCCAGAAAACTTTTACAATTCCATTTTTTTCTAAAAGAGCATCCTTGAACCAAGTATATAAAATACTAAAACCTGGATTGTCCTTGTTAAAAATATAATTAACATAGTTCGTTGCCTGATCCGCTAAAGCAACATCTTCCGCCTTAACCGGTTCGCAGCGAACCACATTATCACTTGCTGTAAAAATTCTAAGTAGGTTCGGCAAGATAGTTTCAATGGTGTCCGCAACGTCAGTTGAGACTACCTGTGATCTACCGTCTATTTCTGTGCCTAGCTTTTCACCTAGATAATATTCTAATGATTTTTTTCTTTGTGATGAAAGATTGCCGCCCAAAAACCCTAGAGCATTGGTAATCTCATTGCTAATAACGGATTGTAATTCTGTATCTGATATTTTTGCCATATTAAACTATATAATTCGTATTGACTGGAATGCTTTTTTTCCAATCAGTTAATTTTGCGCCCTCTCCTGTAATCCCTGTTCTAAAACTATCAGCACAATGCGATGCGTAGTTGTGCATGGGTTTGTTTCTAAAGCACTGGTTCTTGTCATCCCACCTTTTTTGGTAGGCTTTTAAAAATTCAACACCCTGCTGACATTTGTTTTTGTCGAACCAGCAATTAGGAAGTGCTTTTCTGACCGCCTCAATCCCATCTTCAATGGAAAGTTTTGGTGCAACTTCAAAGGCAATACCTAATTCCAAAGCACTTTCCAATCTTGACTTGCCAAAATTGCCAAGCTCCCTGACCTTAATATCATGGGGTGCTATGTGCTTTGAGTATTCATAATTCTTTTGATCTAAAATGGATGTGTAATGATCTAGGCCATATCCAGCATTTTCATAATAATCAATAAGTCTAATTTCACCCTTATACTTTTGGACAAACCAGATGGCGGTGCTGTCATTAAGACCTAAATCCCACCATGTCTCAACATCAAGGTTGTCATCATAAGGAACTTCTGTAATCCTGCCCTGTGCCTCTAATTGTTCTATTGCAGCACCATAATAAGAACCAGTTATCGCTGCCTGAAAAGAACATTCAAACTCTTGATCGTACAAGTCCTCAGACATGACCGATCTTGCGGCACTTAATTCTTCTTCGTCTAAAATTTTAGTTTCACTTGCCTTGAACTTACAGGCGTACCATCCCTTCTTGTCTGCCGCATCCTTGTAAAGTTCGTAGAAATAATTTCTGCCCTTCGGTGTGCCGATAAATACGCACCAGCCCTTTCGGTCTGCCAAAGCCGGTCTAATGATCTCAGGAAATAAAGTTGGCTTTATCTCTTGGGTTTCATCGAATACGCAGCCATCTAAAAATATACCTCTGATCCCTGCATCATTTTCCGCACCCAGAATTGTAATACGACTATTGTTAGGCAGATCGCATCTAAGTTCTGATTCGTTAAATTTTGTACCAGGAATTTTACCTGCAAATTGCTTGATATAATCCCAAGCTGTGCTTTTACCTTGCTTGAAGGTTGGAGCAATAAAGGCATATCTGGCGTTTGGCAAAGGGTTGGTTAGAGCTGCTCTGATTAAATGATTTATCATCATTACGGTTTTGCCTGCCCTTCTGTGCAGAACTAAAACATTAAACCGGTGTATATCAATTTTTTCATGCAAAAAATTTTGCAGTTCTCTTGGCTTGTACGGAATGACAATCTCTGGCATTTTAAATTAAAACCCCCTAATGTATGGTAACATTCTGCGGTACGAACAATCTTTCAATGCCAAGCTCATTCATAATGTGTTTAGAGAAAGTTTTAGCTTCCTTAAAATCATCAAATCCGCCAAAGTGGATAATTACGGAATTGTTGTTTTCCATTACATAAACCACTGCTGGATAGCCAGATTGTTTGTCATTAAAATCGTACATAAAATTCTTTGTTTAGTTGTGTGTGGGTCCTATCAATATTAACATGGCGTCAGTTTTTTTTTCGGCGGTGGGGTCGCTTGAAAACCGCCTAAAATCTCAGTAAATAACCAATAAATAAAACAAATTGAATATTATTCAGTTCGTCCCTCTTATTATCTAATAAATTCAATACTTATTTTAAACAAGTATGTTGGAGTCATGTTGTTTAGTAAAATATCTTATTAATATCTTAAATTCCTGGAGCTGCTGGACCTGGTGTTGTTATATAAGAGTATAGACAACATGAATTTATTGTTTAGATATTTTTAAACATTATCTAACAAAATCAACAGTTTTAATTGCTCCATTTAACAATTAAAGGCGCAGCAGGATCACCTGAATGCTTCAAATTAATATCATTCTTGCCATAAACTCTAGGTTTTAACCGTTCTGCCCTCCATTTAGCTAGTGAAATAAATTCTTTTACCAGGTGAGTTGATCCTAAGTCTGTTTTATCTTTTAATTTACTATCTTTAACGGATTCGGTAATTAGTTCGGATGCGTCACTCAATTGGTACTCAATACCGTCTTGCTTGGCCTGACTGTAATATTC